CGCCAACCACTGAGGCGCCCATTTGCAGCGGCCTGCATGAGATCTTTATTTGCTTTTACACGATCGCTATTGGGCCTCTCCCCGTAAACAATTAACTTATGCACTGCGTAGCGCTCTGGTGAAGGAATATTCACTATGCAAGCCCCTTCTTTAGAAAGTAAAACAGCTTGAGTAGTATCAATCAATGAAAATTCCATAAACCTCAGGCATTCCAATGCAAGGCCCAACTCCGGTAAAACTACTGGCCCACCGCTACGAGTTTGTGGAGTCACAAAATCTAATCGCAGCTCAGGATCTTTCGGGTTTCGATACTGAGCACCAGTTTTGCCAGAAAACTCCGCTATTGGCAAAAGGCCCATCTCTAGAGAACTTAATGCGTCATGTACTGAAATTTTGACATTTGCGCCTAAAGCAATAGACACATTTCTACCGGCATGCGCAAAATCAACATCCATCGTCAAGTTTGATGAAAGCCATTTCACACCCAGCATATTGCCCATAGCTAAAAAGGCATGCGTTCCAATCAATATTCCACCAGCGCCAAAGAAACCATACTGATCTAGCCGATTAACCACTCGAAAATGCTTGGTCAGCGTGCTTGCGCAACCCAAAGCCTCAGCAGATTTTGATAGCGCCTTGATTTGGATCTTCAAATCATCTGCTTTTACCGCATCATGTCTTTTAATTAAATCGAGGACTCTCTCATCTTCCGGCCCTACATAAGCCATCCTACCAGTGCCATCTAGGTCCCTATAGCCGTAATAAATATATGGCCTACCTTTTTGCATTTGTCTATGAAAGGCGCCCGGCAATATCCGAAAGCGATCGATACTTTGAATTCTTAATTGATCTTGCAACTCGGCATAGGAAGTTTGCGCAGACAAAGATAGAGGGATGTAAAGATCGCTTTTCATGGCGTTATTATACGGAAAATATATCGTGTAATAACCAGTATTCTTAAATGGCTATTGGCTGTAGAGTCCAAATAAAGTGATGCTTTACTTTATTTTCGAAAACTCCACCTCTACCAGCCCCTCCGCGCCGCCCTTGTACCATTGCGGATCATCGCCGCTATCGAAGATCAGTAGCATCCGCTTGTCAGCCGGGTACGTCTGCGCGCGAAAAGACTCCACAGCCTGCCGGGTCATCGCTGGCCGGTCTGCTGTGAGGCATACGGCCACTACGGTGGGTTGCGCGCTCATCGCCGCCGTCCTTTGCATCGCTGCCGATCGATCTCAGCACCCGGCGCGCGAGCTTGCGGCGGAAGAGGCTGCTTCCACGGCCGCGGCGGATCGCGCCGGATCGGCTTCGCGCCCCGCATCAGTTGCATGAGCCGCGCCATGTGGGCCAGCGTGCCCGCGATCATATCGCCTTCGGCGCAGCCCCGCGGCACGATCATCGCAACGGCCACCAGACCGATCCATGAGAGCGTGAGACGAATCGATCGGATCATACCTTCACCCACCTGTCCGGCTGGTCAAGGCCCGGGCGCGCCGGTTTGCTTTTGATCTTTCCTGCGCGAGCGAGGTCGGACAGGAGTCTGTCTACCTGCGTAATCCCTAAACCATCACCACCATTCGAGCGCATCCACGTGAGGATTTCACCCGCTGTATGGCGGTCGCCTTCGGTGATGGCGCGCAACGCGAGGTCACCAACGCTGATCTTCTCCGCGGGCTTTACTGGGGCGACAACGCCTTCGGTCTCCATCTCGGCCTTCGCCAGGGTGACCCAGAGCGTGTTGCCCTGCTCACCGAACAGCACTTTGATGTTGAGCTTCTTCGCCCGGACTATGAGGCTTGCTTTCGCCCGAAGATCGTCAAATTTCAGGAACTTGCCCGCGCCGGCTTTCGAAAGTTGGATCAGAAGCGGGTCATAGGGAGATGTCTTCAGCCGCCGCGCGCCGAAGAGAACATCGGGCGGCGGTCCTTCGTTGACCAACGCGCCATGCACTCCGCTAAAATCCGGCTTAAAGCCGGGCCTCGGTCCGGGTTTATTCTTCAGCATTTGTGTCCTAACATTTCCCGGCCACTCAACTTCGCCCCGCACTTCGGGCAGGGGCGAATCTTTGGCGGGCGTCCTCTTTTTGCCATCGCCTGAATTGTAAAGCTAATTTGTACTAATTGTCAACAGAGAGGCATAATTGGGGAATTATATACGTGAGTATAGTTAGCGTTTCTTTGCAACACGTTGCCGCCTTCGCTTCTCTCGCTTTTTTGTCGCCTTCGCCTTTTCTGGTGGACGGTAGCGAAGCACTACGTCAGATATTGTGTCTAACTCTTTGGGAACATGACAACCACACGGGCATCCAGGATTGACGGATAATTCCACGTGACCGCAATCGACACATATCTCTCTCGTCATCCGTCTATTCCTTTATTCGCGCGGCGGACATCGCAACTCCGGGTGCATCAACTCCCACTCTTTTTCGCGCTGCTCCTTTTCGTAACAGGTTCCACAAAGTTCGTCACCCTTCAGGCATGGAAGGCCGCAATCATTGCACGGCCAACTCTCAATTTGCGCTTCAATCTCGGCATCGCGGTCTGCCAACAAAATTCCTTGCGGGTCATCGGGGTTTACTTCATCGTCCCGAAAGTCTTCAGGCCCAATCCCAGCCCATCACGCTTCTTCGCCAGTCATCGCATCAACGCCTCAGAAACGGATTCTTCTGCAAGGCCGAGTGCCCAACGCAGCGCGTCGTGGGCACCTGTCGCTAAGCACGTGTCGTTCGATTGCCGCACGGTATCGTAATCCTTCGCGAAAGGCTTCAGTGCCAGTATTTCGGTCTCGATCCGTTCACGCTTTAGTGCTATTTCTGAAACGCGATGCTCGGCAGCGGACTTTCCACGAACTCCAGCTTCAGCTAACGACTCCATTTGCTTCAAGGCAAGCCTTAGATGAGCGATACAGTCGTCTTTGTGGCGATGGCAATTATTTAGAACGAATTGTTTTATCATCAGGCCGCCGCAGATCATGCAGCGAGATTGGTTCTCATGTCTTTCATCGGCGTCCATTTGCGCGGTGGGATCGATCATTGATGCACCTCGCGGCATTCGTCGCACCAATTGCCGTGCTTACATTTATGCGGGCGCAAGGCGGGCGGAGCCACCGGGCCGGTAAAGTCTGTGGCCTTGATGGCCGCTGCCGCATTTGCTGTGAGCGCTACCGTTCTACCACAGCGGGAACATTTTCCCGATGGCTGTTGACGGATCATGCAGTCACCTCCGCAATGAGCCGGGCATACTCACGTATATAATTCCCCTTCATTAATTCACCGTGCCCCTGTCCGCGCGCGGCTTGCGCTTCGCCTGGTGCGTTCCTTCGCCCATCGCGACGGCGGAAGCCAGCGGGGCCGCGGCGGGCTGCTTGGCGAGTTCGGCTTCCGGTTTGGGCGTGGCCATGGGCTCGAACAATGGGGCCGCGCGGCGCTTCAGGAGCTCATCGGCGAAGCGCTCCAAGTCTTTCTTGTAGCACCCGTGGCGCTTGACGATCTCCTGGAACTCCTCGATGTCGTGCTTGCGCGTGCGCCAGACAGCACGGCCCCGCTCGTCGCGCTGCTCGTTGCCTTCGCTGTCGAACGACCGCGCCGCGTGGCAGAGTTCGTGATCCATGAGGGCCGATTTCTTCTCTTCCGTGAAGTCCTGATCGCGCCACACCTCCTGGTTAAGTAGGATCACAAAATCCCAGTCGGCCAATTCACGGTGTAGGTCGGACACCTTGAGGCACTTACCTAAGATCAAGTGTCCGTCTTTGTCTGGCGATAGCGCCTTACGCCACGCGATAGCAATTCGCGCTTCCGCTAGTTCGCCGTGAAATAGGCGCATCTTATCTAGCACCAAGTAAGGCTCTGAGAATACGAGCCGGTCAATCAGTTTGAAGTTTATAGCTTTTGGCTTCGGCATGTTACTCCTGGTTACTAACTCGTTGGATCTGGCGCAGAACTTCTAGCGCCATAGACTGCTCGGATTGCGACATCTTGCGGAACAGGTCGCAGAAAGTGTCCATACTGGACTTGCGCAGCACTCCCGCGTCGGAGCGCTTCTTGCGGGAGATGCCACTCAGAGGCTGCAATGCGGTCTCCGACATCAGCTTTCCTCTCTCCCGCACCCGAGCGCTTCGAGTGTCCACAGCGCACGGGCCTCGCGCTCGGTCAGCACGGCCCCGGCAACCAGGTCGGCGTCGTCGTGAGCCTCGCGCGTCATCGCTGCGACAACGGCGGCGTCCTCTTGGCTGGCAATCTCCATGTCTCTGTCGAGCCTTCCCAGGATCGCGCGAATCAGCCGGTCGTTCTGCTCGCTGGCGCTCATCGGCATAGTAGCTCCTTGGCAGCCTCCAACTCGGCGATGGCGTTCTCGATGTGCCGGATCCTCTGGCCGTTGCGCGTCTTCGGCGACAGGCTCGGCACCGCCTCAGAGTTAGCGGCCTTCCGTATCTGGTCCCCGGCGAAGTCCAGGCGATCACGCCAATCGTAATTCGGCTTCTTTGCGGCCGGCCCCGCGTTGCTTGTGCGGTCTGGAATGTTTTCAGTCATAGCTACTCGCCCTCCTCTTCGTACTTGGTCCACCCAGCGCGTTCCATTGTTGCAATACAAACAGCGCAGCCCGCGAACCGCACGCCGTCCTCATCGACCACGTACCCAACTGCCTGGGCGAGCGGCTCGCAGCCGTGCGCCCCGATCTCGCAGAATCCCATGTCTCTCACCTTACATATCCAGAGCGCACTCGATAGCCTCCTCAACGGTCGCGAAGCCAGTTTCGAATTCGGGGGGTGCGCCGACGGTGGAATCTTCGCCGCGAGCGTAAAAGCGTACCCCGTAGTTCTCGATTTTGTATCCACTTCCGTCCACCTTCCTGTTAGCTTGCTCTGTAATTGCTCTACGATTTGCGTCCATGTGTTTCCTAGAGAGTCGTTGACGGAAATCGGAGTTACTCCGAATAACTGACCGATTGCTCGTTTGGTCGGGAATCGTTTCAGGCATTAGTGGTTCACCCATGGAGTCGCTACCCAGCGGTAGGGCTCCCCGTGTTTCCGGAGGGTGTCGTTGCGTGATTGGCGTTCGTCAGGAGTCAACCGTTCAGTGGCTTCCACCTGCTCAGTTTCGGTGTTATAAAGATCGTAGCTGTAGGTCTTTTCGGGCATGATTCAGTATGTACCTTTACCGTTCGTTCGGCAATACTCTCTTCGGGTAACAAAGTACTACGCGGGCGGGATGTCCTCATCTCTCGGCTGATCGTCGGGCCGCGACAAGTACTCGATCACCAGCGCGCGCGTGACCGCGGAAGGCGCCTGCCACTGCTTGCCGCGCTTTGGTCCGCCGTGTCCTGTCTGCTGCACGGACAGCATGTCCGCGTGGATCCAGTCGACCTCATTGAGTTTGCGCGCATCGTCCGCCGTCCCGCCGAGACTGCGGAGTGCCGCCGCTATCCGCTTGGCCTTCACGCGGCGGCCGATATCGAGTCCGGATTCGGCGCTCATTCGATACTCCTTACTGTGTCCTGAGTTTCGCGCAATTCCTCAACCAAGAGCCGGTGGTCTTCGGCCGCGCACTCAAACGCCCGCAATAACTTATCCCGCAGGTTGACTATACGCTCCTCTTTTTGCTCTTGCACATGGGCCCTCTGCATGTTTTCCTTGCACTTTTCCTCGGACGCACCGCGCATTTTCTCGGTGTAATCTTCCTTGCGGTTCATGTGGAATTCTTGGCGCTCCGCAAGATAGGCGTCAACCGCTTCAATGGCCGATTCGAGTTGCCTCAGGCGCACGCAGCACTCAATCAAGACAGCTTCGGATGTCATACGTTTCCTCCAATCGGGCTCTCCATGAACTCGTCGAACGCCGCGCGGGACGCCTCGACGCGCTGGGCCGCGGTGACGCGCTCGCGCCGGAGCTCGCCGTACGTTTGGGTGAGCTGCTCGCGGCACCGGAGCATCGTCTCGACGAAGGCGGGAATGTGTAGGTCCATGGCCTTCTGTGTCGCCTCCCGCCGATACGCTCGACAGACGACCGACGGCAGTCCCGGAAAAAACGAGTGAATGTCCGCCCAGGCGCGCCCCGTGACCCACAGTTGCCCCTGCAGCTGCATGCGGTATTCATCGCACAGCGACTCAGGAGCCAGCATGTAGCCGACGTGCGTTTGCAGAGCCGGGCATTTCTGCTCGAGCGTCCCATCATCCCCGATCAGTCGGTCTGGCGAAGCGCCGGCCATGCCGTCGTCAGTGGTGGCGAAGCCGATCAGTGTCGCGTCCTGGCCCGTTAGGAATTCGTACGCCGAGATGGCTTCGGCCTCGAGGTCTTTGCCGCGCTTCATCCAGCCGCCCTCGAAAGTCTCGAGTGGCGCGCCGGAGATCCACTCGGCCAGCAGCGTGTGCATGTACGGTGCGCTGGACTTCGACAGAGCCAACTTTTCCGCTGTGATGATCTTGTCGAAGCAACTGGCGGTCGGAATGCCCAGGCGCAGTTGGTGCCACTCTTCAGAGCCCTGCTCGACTTTGTGGATTATCACTTTGCGCCTCTCTGTTTGTACGTGTCCATCAGCTTTTGATGGACGTCGGCGTACTTGCTTTTCTGAATTCCGGTGACCGTCCGCGATCCTGCCATTTTCCAGAATCGCTCCATGTTCGGCGGCGTCAGAGCCAACCCGTCAAGCATCTCCTGAACCTTCATCGCCTGCTCGTCGCTGATCGGGTCCGCGGAGTTGCCGTCGTCGTCCGCGCCGACGGTCACGATATTCCACATCGCCAGGGTGAGGTACCGGCGCCCGTAGGACTCGCCGCTGCCCTCGGCCTGCGTGTCGTTGCGCCCCGGTCCAGGGTCCGGTCGGCAATAGCGCTCCGATGTGATGCTGTGCCCCGCGCGGTGCGTCAGACGCAGGATCATCACGCAGCCAGGCTTGTCGGACGGCCGCGTCAGGAAGGACCGTGCGAAGCCGTGGCGCGTCTCAATTGGCCGGATGGCCGCGTCAACATCCTCGTAGGTGGCGTATGGGATAGCCCCCTTGGCCCCCATGTCCTTGACGCCCGCGCTTGGCTACTTTAGGCATCTCCAGCATCGCGGCGGCAAAGCCGCGTTGAATTGCTTCTCAGCTTCCCTGGCCTCCATGCGCTCCTGGAGGCCGATCAGGGCCGCGATGCGGTCGATTGGGATGCTCGGATCGCGGGCGATGGCGGCAATCATCTCCATCGGCGTGGGCTGGTGCTGGAGGGCCACTTCGGCGCCCTGGTGCAAGGCGAGTTCAGAAGGGGGCATCTTCGCTCCTTCCGCCGCCCTCGATGATGGACGGACAATGCGGCGATATAGCGTCGAGAATCGAGCGCATCGGCTCGGCGACTGCGGCATTACGCACGGGCGCGTCATTCTCTGTCGGCAACGGCGGCCGGCTCCCGAGCACATCCATGAGTTTGCGGCAGTCGGTGTCGGACAGCGATAGGCAGACGCTCATGTTTGCCGTTATCCAGAGTTGGTAATAGCCGTAGCCGTTTTTTGAATCCTGCGGATTGATGCGCGGCTCAAAGCGGTCGCATTGGGTTTTCTCGTCATTGAGGCTTGAATACGAAAAAGAAATCACGGTTGCTCCTTTTCTGCACTTAACGTAAATCGGGGCTTACGTACCCCGGCCCGCTACCACGCGGGACGCTCCGCACCCGCGGAGGGCTGAGACAGCCGAGACGGGCTCAGCGGAGAGGTGTCGCCGCTCCATCGCCGTCAACCGGCAGCTTTACAGCGTGCCTGCGGTGCTGTCGGCCGT